AGCTTGCCACGTCTTCCAACTCGGCCTGGGTCAGATCGGATGTGTCGAGGTGGGCGGCGATGGTAGTGCTGGAATCGATGTGAATATCACCTTCTAAAAGATAAGAAGGGGTAGTATCTAACGCTTTAGCAAAAGCGATTATTTTACTTTGGGGAATATCTACTTTTCCTGCTTCAATTTTAGCGATAGAAGTTTTATCTGCATAGCCTACTTTTTTAGCCAGTTCTTCTTGTGACCAACCTAAATCAGCTCTTATTTTTTTGATTCTGTCAGATATCGAATTCATATTTACACCTCCATATTGTTTACAGTATACTATAAAGATGAATTAAAATCAACTATAATTAATAAAGTTGACATAAAATCAACTTCGTGATATCATGAATATGGTTGAATTAAAATCAACAAATGAATTTTATTCAACTTACCGGATTAACACTGTTATATTTATATAGGAGGAATGAGTTGAATAAAAAAAATGTTTCAGATAGTAATTCTGAAAAAAAACAATATCTCGAACAATATCAGGAGATCAAATCAGAACTGAGCCGTTTGGATTATAAAATTAAAGAACTGCGTTCTTTAAAGTTGTTTCCGGCTGTGTTTTACGATGGTATGCCGCGAGGAACTCAAAAAAGTGACTTATCAGATTATGTCGCAAAGTTAGATGAATTAGTGAATGAGTATAATAAACTTCGATATCATCGACTGTTGCTATTTGAAAAGATCTGCAGCGATATAGAGCATCAGGAAGATGAACTGGAAAGACAGGTTCTGTTTGAACGTTATATTAAATGTAAAAAATGGGAAATGATTTGTTCTGATATGGGTTACAGCTGGCAGCATATTCATCGGATTCATACCAAGGCGATTAAGAATTTTAAGATGTGATGGAATGAGACTATCAAGGTCTGTTACGATTAAAATGAACAAAGAAAAGATATATCTTTTGCCCAGGCGTGGAAGGCGTAAAAAGCTATGGAGATGCAGGCGCGGAACATCGGAAAAGCTGCGGAGTGATTACATATGTAAAATGAAGGAGACGATTAAATGGATAAAAAGTATACCGATGAGGATGTAAATTGTTTACTTAATCGTAAGTATGCCCGCTGGCAGAAGAAAATCCGGAAAGTGTCAGCGGAAACTGAACGATTAGTGGAAATAAATGATGTGTTATTGGTTCGGTGTGAAGATCTGCAGGATGAAATCGACGAGCTGCGCAGCAAGCAGGTCTATACACGAATGTTAGCGGAGATGATCAGAAAGGGGACCGCATGTTCAAATCAATAAGCCTGGCGGAATTAATAGGTGCCATAACTGAAAATGTTGAAACAAATACAGGAATAAAATGCTGTGACACCATTCCGGCAGAAATACAGGAGCCTTATTATTATGTCGAGATTACGGAGAAGATACCACTATACAATAAGTTATTTGAACAAGACAGCTTTGTAGTCAGAATTCATGCAATGCCCTTAAATCGAGAAACGATGGCTCCAACCTATGGCATGCTGCATAAGCTCGAAGAAAGTTTAATGCAGGAGATCGATTTGCCAGAAGGCTTTGAATTGTTTACACAGCAAAGCAATGGCATTCAGAAATTAGAAATTGAAGAATTTAACGAAACGCATACCGTAGCAATCTACAATTTTATAGTGGGCTGCGCAAATTAAATCAGGAGGAAATGATAATGGCATTTGATAATTTTAATACAGTAACAGGAAAAGCACTGGCAGGTAAAGATATCCTGCTGGGTGTATTTAACGCAGATGGTTCTGAGCTGCTGGCAATTTCCGGCCAGCGGGGTCTGACGATTAATCGTTCTTCGGAATCGGTTGAAATTACTACTAAGGATACAATGGGGGGCTGGAAATCTAAAATTGCCGGCACCAAAGAATGGAGCATCGATAATGACGGACTGTATGTACCGGATGATGAAAGCCATAAACTTTTATCATCAGCTTTTGACAGTGGTGAGCCGGTTTGCCTGAAGGTCATTAACAATAAGACTAAAGCAGGGATGTTCGGCGGACTTGCGGTTATTACCGATTATCCGATTGAAGCACCATATGATGACGCTGTAACCTATTCTATCTCATTTGAGGGTATGGGAGCACTGGTTGATCTGATCGCAAATCCGGCAGAAGACGAATAAGAGGAGGAAGAAAATGTTTGAAGTAAATGGAAAAGAGTATGAATTAAAGTTTAATCTTAAGAGAATCGACCTGATCGAAAGAGTCATGGGGAAACCACTATTTGGTGTATTTATTCAAAGTAAGGGGGCCTTGTCGATCAGCGAGATCGAAAATATCTTTTCTTATGCCTTGAAAGAAAAGGGAACGGATACATTTGTATCACCAAAAGAAGGTATGAAACATGCAGAGTTGCTGATCCAGGAGAATGGCCTGCCGAAGGTGACAGCAGCAATTCTTGAAACATTACAGGAGGATTGTCCTTTTTTCTTCCAAGCCGATTAATTGACTTCGAATATTTTGAGACCAACTCGGATGAGGGATATCCGGAAGAGGCAAAGCCATATCAGCGTGATATGGACTTTGCTTTTTTTGCGGTCAATTTTGGCTATTCAAAAATCGATTATGAGGCCCTTACCCCGCGGGAAGCTGCTTTTATCTATAAAGCATGGGAAAACAAGATCGTATCCGATACGACCCATCTGCGTAATGCGGTGCTTAACGCGGTTACGAACGCGCTTCGGAAAAAAGGAAAGAAATTTAGTGATTTGTGGCAAAAGAAAGCCAGAAAAGTAAATCAGGAAGTGGTGAATGAGAATCTGGAAATTATGAAACAGATCGAGGAAAAAGAAGGAAAAGCATGGGTGGAAAAATTATATAAAGCAAATGGGTTTAATGGCCCGATAGTAAAGAGGAAAGGAGGAGAGGCTTATGGCAAGTTATCAAATTGAGGCGGTTATTACTGGTGATTCCAGTGTATTTAATCAGGCAATAGCAAATGCAATCGGTTCACTAGATGTTTTCGTAGAGAAGATTGCAGAGGCATCGACAAGTATTTCTAATTTTAATACGGTATGTGCAAATTCTGGAGGGACAGAGAGCTTTATTAGTCAAGCAAGTAGTATCCTTGAAGTTATAGGTAATGTGGGTTCGGCAATAGAAGCTATAGAGCCCATATCGGGTGCTATTTCTACTTTAGCAACGAAGCTCATGGATGCAAGTGGAATAGCTAAGCTGTTTTCAACAGCGATTGGATTTATAACATCGCCTATTGGTATTGTTGTGCTTGCAATAACTGGCTTAGTTGCCTTATTTGCATATTTAATGGCAACCAACGAAGACTTCTATAATAGCATCATGTCGTCATTTAATACGATCAAGGAGGCTTTAAGCCCAATAATGGAAAAGCTGGGAGAATTAATTTCTATGATAGCAGGTGTTATCTTTGAAGTGATAGGTGCTATCTTACAGACTGTAGCGCCTATATTAGCATTTATCGTAGAGATTATCGCTCAGGCAATATCGGCAATAGCACCTTTAATCGAAGGCATTATATCTTTTATTATAATGGTTATCTCACCAATCATAGATTTTATTTCAGGGATATGTAGCAAAGTAAAAGATATAATTTCATTCGTATTACAGAATGTACAGAATATCGTTTCTGGTGCGATTCAGCTGACTAAAGATATAATTACGACGCTGATAGCAGTATTTATTGGGGTATTCATGAAAATATGGAATGCAATTTCACCAATCATAGAATGGATTAAATCTGGTATTGCCAATCTGGTAGCTGGTATTAAAATGGGATGGAACGGCCTCTCAAGTTTTGCCAGTGGAGTTGGCCAGATCATAGAAAAGGCTGCCAGTGCATTAGTATCAGCTTTAAAAGTAATAGGAAATGGGGCAATACGAGGTATAAACTTTGCACTGGGGGTAATTAATTTAATTCCAGGAGTAAACATTGCGAAAATCCCTTATCTATTGCATGGTACGGATCACTGGCAGGGGGGCTTGGCGGTTATGAATGAAGGTGGAAGGGGTGAAATCACTTATTTGCCAAATGGCGCTCAGGTTATCCCGCATGATATTTCGGCGAAATATGCCAAAGAGGCTGCCCGGGCGAATGCTAATAGCAATCAGTCTATTGATTTTGGCGGTATTCTGCAGGGAGTAACTATACAGGTGATATCAAATTCTAACTTTGACGGAAGAGCGATTAAACAAGATATTTATGAATATACCATTGATAATATTAACCGAGCACAAAAAAACAACTTAAAGGCGGTAGGCATATATGGATAATTATAATATGATATTTAACGGCCTAACCTCACAGAGCCATAATATATTCTTTTATGATTACCCGGAGTTTACATATGCTAAAGACCGTGAAGAAGTCATTAGCGTACAGGGCCGTAATGGTGATCTGTTTATCGGAGATAAGTCATATGGAAATATGGAAATTACCTGTACTTTTGGCCTGCTGACAGCAAATAATAGAGAGTGGGATATGGCCCTTCGAGCATGTAAGAGATGGTTAAGGGGTAATGAAGATAACAAGCTAACTTTTTCCTATAATGAAGACTATTATTATCTTGTTAAGAAAGCTGTTGTACAGAGTCATGCAAGAGAATTAGGACGGTTTGGTACTGTGACAGTGATTTTTTACTGCTATCCATATGAGTATGCTGCGGGAAGTGATATTTATCATGATAACCCTGGTAATTTGTATAATATTTACGGTGAATCACATCCAACTTATTACATTGAAGGAGAGGGGATGTGTACTATTACTGTAAATGGGAAGAAATTAACAGCAAATGTGGGGCAGAATCTTACTATTAATACAGATTTGCAAATTGCATATAGGCAAGATGGAACCGAGAACAATACGGCAATTACTGGTGATTATGAGGATTTATATCTTATTCCAGGTAAAAACGTAATTGAAATGACGAGCGGCTTTAAATTAAAAGTCGCTCCAATGTGGGGTGAATTGGTATGATACAAATTTATAATCAAGATAATTTAAATTATGATGCAAACGGGGACAAAGTCTTGTTCCCGTTTGCTTGTTCACTTGTAATGGAATTAAATGGGGATTGGGAACTAGCAGCAGAATTCCCTGTTGATGATGGAGGAGATTGGAAACTAATAACGAAAGAAGCTGTTTTTAGTGTGCCTACACCGGTTTCAGAACGTCAGTTGTTTCGAATATACAATACGGTTATAACAGATCAGCAGATAACAGCGTATGCAAAACCGATTTTTCTGGATTCAGCGCATGAGGTATATTTATTGAATAGATCTGCTTCGTATAAAAATGGTCAGGATATATTAAATGTATTGACCGAAGGAACGAAATATAAAGGAATTTCTAATATAAAAAATACTTCAAGCTCCTATTGGGATAGAGAAAATTTAATTGAAGCATTGGCGTCAAATAATGAAAATTCTTTTCTTAATTGCTGGGGTGGGGAAATTCTATACGACAATTATACAGTTATCATAAATAAACGAGCCGGAGGAGATTACGGTACAACAATCAGGACCGGGAAAAACCTTTCTGGTATTAAAGAAGAGGTTAACATGGATGAAGTGATAACTCGTGTTGTTCCAGTAGCTTATAATGGCCATATGTTAGCAGGGAGTGAACCGTGGGTTGATAGTCCCTTAATTGATAATTATTCAGTTGTATATACGCGTGAAGTAGAGTTTACTGATGTAAAATTGACGGAAGAAACGAGTACGGATGAAGCATGTACATATGATACTCTTGATGATTTACGGAGAGAATTAACACGACGAGCTAACTTGCTGTTTTCTGAAAATCAAATTGATTTACCGAAGATCAGTTATCACATTGATCTGACTTATTTGGCAGATACCCAAGAGTATAAGGAGTATGGCGTTCTAGAACGGGTTGGATTAGGAGATACCGTTTATTGTCGCCATAGGGGGCTTGGTATTACAACTTCTGCAAGAGTAATAAAGTTAGAATATGATTGCGTCTTAAAGCAGATTAAAAATATTGAGCTTGGGGCATTTCAATATGATTATTTTAAGCGAGTTACGAATGCTGAAACAAAAATCAATAATATTGTCAACAACAACGGAAATATTATGGCCGATAGAATCGCTGGAATCATTGATGCAACAGTTACACAACTCAGACTTCAGGCAGATATTGCAAAGAAGATAGAATACCGGGCTATTTTAATTGAAGATTTAGATCCGGAAAGCCCGACTTTTGGAGCTATTTGCTTTGGAACTCAGGGTTGGGAGATTGCTTCAGAACGAACAGCAGATGGAAAAGACTGGGCATGGAAAACTGCTGCGACAAGCAAAGGCGTTGTTGCTGATGCAGTTGTTACAGGATTACTGTCAGATAAAACTGGTAAAAATTATTGGGATTTGGATACAGGTGAGTTTCGATTGTCGATGGATAACCTCCATATGGATGATAG